TGACCTGCGATCTCCATCGTCCCATCAGACAAAAGCATCGCAAGTTCATCGTCGGTCAGGTTCGCGTATTGCTCCTTATTGACCGAAATAGAATCATCCCAGTAAGCCTTGACGATCCCAACCTTCTGAAGGATCGCGTCTTTAAACCAATCGTGCATGATCGCAATGCCTGGGTTCTGTTTCATCAGCACCCAATTGCAGTATTCGGTAGCCTGCTCTGCTAATGGCTCATCGCCTGGTCCTACAGGCTCGAACACACCGATCTGATCCGCAGAGGTAAAGAGACGCATGAGAGGCGGCAGCATCCCGTCTACAGCCTCTGCGACCTCACCCGTGACAATCTGAGACCTGCCCTCGACCTCGTTACCGTAGGGGTCCCTCATATACGCGGTGAGTGCGTTCTTGCGTTGCTCGACGGTCTCTGTCTCTAAGAAACCAATGGCGTTGTCGATCTCGCCTTGTAGGATTGCTTTTAGCCGACCATCATCCATTTAGACCACCCAAGATACGTTAGGTTTCAGAGGCTTGGACCAACTTGTTGTCTCATTCATCCCGACCGCTAAATACCGAAATGCGTCTGCTGCGTGAGATGCCCAATCGTGAAGAGGCTTATCCCAGTAGACTTGACGCTTATCATCGTATTGTCTCCGATAATTGCGTAGCGCGTCCACACCGCGCTTAGTCTTAGGGTCGAACCAACAGTAAGGAATAAGCCTTCTCACGGCCTGTATCCCATCGTCCACGCCCATCCTTGGCACGATTGTGATGTTTAGCCCTGCCTCTTGTAGAAGTTCGAGCCTTGATCTACCTGAGCCTAATTCTCTGACTTGTACGTCATGCGGAAGTAACTGCTCTGCAAGCTCGTAGTTGTTCGTCCTGAGCCAGTTCACATACCAATCTAACCCCTGCCCGTGGTTCTCAACGAAGTCAATAAGCCTTGTTTCTAAACCTACCCTCTGGCAAACCCAGATCGCAGTGGAGTCGCCTATCCCTAAGTCCCAGGCGCAATAAGTCTTGGCTATTCCATCCCTTGGGATCTCTCCGAATCGCTCAGACGGTAACTCATTAAGAATTTGTCCGTAGTAAGCACCTTCGATAGCCGAGTCGAAGGAACACTCAAACTCTTGCAGGTACTTATCGTCTCCCATCTCTGACCTAGCGGCATCGAGTTCAGATTGAGGGATAAGACCTGTTTCTGACGCTCTGAACTCAAGCATGGCCCAATCGTTATGCTCTGCTGCATGGTCTCTCAGGGTCTTGAAGTGATTTGCGCCTTTTGGGGTTCCAAGGAATAAGGCCCATCCCATCCTATCGGACAAGGCTGGACGAACCACCTCCGACCAGATACGCGGGTCTTGATCGCCAAATTCGTCGAATACAACGCCATCGAAATACTGTCCTCGCAGAGAGTCTGGGTTATCAGATCCTGCAAGCTGAATCCTTCTGCCCCAGAAATCAACCCTAAGTTCCGCAATATTCGCAGTGGCGTTGAGGGGTTGGGTAAACTTGAGGAGGTAATCCCAGATAACTCGTTTGGTCTGAGAGTAGGTAGGACCGATGAACGCATATCTCGGAGCCTCCTTGTTGTTTTCTATCGCTGCTCTGATGAGATGGTTGATCGCAGATACGGATTTTCCACATCTTCTGTGCGCGACAACAACAGCAAATCGCTTATCTGATAGCGCATTGTGGATCTTTAGCTGCTGCTCCCTTGGCGCATACGGTATGACTATTCGGGTTGCGCCCATGACACTTGCATTTGGACAGGTTGACCGTCAGTTCCCGTTACCTCTGTTCGCGCTAATTTAGGTATGTGGTACTCGATTGCTCTCAGGTAGATGTCGCAAGCCTTCTCTGGGCTCTTCTGAGCTACTTCATCCAACCACATTGCGAACCTCGGAGCGTTCATCTCAGCCATTTTCGCAATAGCTTCCCTCACCGCAGCAGTGCTTTTGTTAGGTACTCCTTTCTGCCTTCCTATACCAGCAGCAGGAGGTACTCTCTTTTCACCATCATTCAGCACTTTGTTGTCCATTCGTTGTTTGTTTGCAACAGATTACTTTGCCTTATTTCTACTAGAAATAGCCTTAGCCTTTGCCTTAGCATCAGCCTTAGAACTTGCGCCCCACGCCTTTAGGCTCAGAAGAAGTCTGGTAGGGCTTCCATCGGGTTTTCTCTCTGGGCCTGGCATATTCCCCATTCGCGCAAGAAAAGACGCTCTACGCGGGTTATCGCCTGACTTAACAGGAGCCTTCAGATCAGACCCAGGATTCTCACGCTCGTAAGACTTCCGGCCCTTTTCGTTAAGACCACCTTTGGCGTTCTTACCTGCCTTACGAGTCCAGGCGGCAGTCATTTTTTAGCCGTTTTAGCTGATTCTTTGAAAGCCTTAGCCGTTGGCGCACCAGGACTGCCAGGCTTACGCATCTTCTCTGGAGTCTTGCCAGCAGCCTTTTGCTTAGCTATGCGTTCACGCTTGGCGTGGATATTTGCGTATAAGCCTTTCATTTCTTCTTGACCTTAGCTTCAGAAAGCGCAATCGCGAGGGCTTGCTTAGGGTTAGTCACGGTCGGACCCTTCTTGCTTCCAGAGTGCAGCTTACCCTTGTTGTACTCAGTCATCACCTTGGAGATCTTCTTCTCCGCTTTCGTTTTCTTCACTTTTCCACTCCATACAAGATTTCTCAGGCGCACACATGAAGTTCCACTCGTGGCAGTACCCGACACCTTCAGGTAGACAATCCTGCATCTCCATGTCGAAATATCCACAATTCTCGCAACGCCTCTCTTGAGCCTGGCTTGCAGAGATACGCCACTTTGCACCTAGATCGCGCCAGAACTGAGTATCGCCCTCTCTCTCAGGGCCGTACATACCCTCTTCCCTGGCGATCTGCTTGTTTTCCTCGTTGAGCTTCTCGTCTTGGGTCGGCAGCGGACACTCGTTTTCTTTGTCCTTTTGCTTGATGACGATCATGACTTTAGGTGAGAGTAAGCCCTTCATTTCTTGACCTTTTTGGGTTGTAGAGGGATACCTACTTTTCGGTCGTATCGAATAGGAACCGGAGGAACCTTCATTCGGTAGGGAGATGGTAGTGCCTTGCTATCCCTGGTTCGTTTTTCCACATCCATCGTGAAGCCTCCATGAGGTTTTTACGGTCATCCTTGCCGACTGTTTGAGAGCCAGCGTGATGAACGTAAGCCCTTGATACGAAATGCCTAAAGTCTAATACCGTAAGTGTATGACAAAACACATTATCTGAGAACCAGTTGATAGGCGGGAACCTGACCTGACTGAAAGCCTCCTTTGATACGTAGGCAAAGATAGGCGCAATAACCGAGGCTTCCCTGATCGTCTCTTCCTCTGCCCATTTCATCCCGTTTCTTGGGCCAGATTCATACCGGATATTCTGGGTGTCCAGAATAAAGTCAGACCTGCAACCAATAACACCCAATTTATGCCCTGCGTCTTTTAGGTGTTGGACATCCTCACAAAGCAATCTATACGAGTCTGGAGTCAGGCATATATCATCGTTAGCTATGATGACTTCATCGTGGTACTGGAAGGCATCGTCCATGATCCTGTTGTAAGCGTCACCGAAGTTACTCGACGAGTTGAGTACCCATTTGTAAATTCGTGGGTCCATTGTCTCGGACCTGCTCGACAAATAAACAGGCGCTTCTTTGGCGTATAGACCGATGCTCGACAGCGTGATTTCAAGGCTTGGCGATCCTGTTGTGCATATCAAAATCGGTAACTTTTTCATACTCCTCCATTCTGTGATGGGCAACCACCTGAAAGTATTCATTGTTCATGAGTGACTTGTTGCAAACATTAACTTCTAAGCCATGCTCTGACGCGACAATCGGGAATGAGAGCTGGTCCTGTAAGCTCCACTTCATCATCTCCTCCCACCATGCTTGGTTGGCTCTAGGATTGATGTAGGACCGCTTCCAACAGATAACCCCGCCTGCGATAAGACCACCGTTCTCAGGCCATCCTAAGTCCCTATAGTGTTCAACCTGAGACAAGATGGGCTGATCCCTGTACTTAATCATATCGTGGCACTCTTGGGCTTCTTCGTAAATACAAGTCCTCCAAGGGTGTTGGAACGCTGCCATCGTATCTCCGGCCTGCTCGACCATGTACTCCACAAACTTAGCGCTCGTAATCCGTATGGACCCGTCCACCCAGATCACATAATCCTCGTCAAACTCCAACTTGTCAGGAAAGACTTTGTACCACTTAGCTTCCATCCTGGGGTCAGAGAACCGTCTCGTGGTTACGATCTGCTTCCAGCCCTGATGAGGTTTAGCCTCGTCAACAATCGCGTAGAAGTTCGTAGGCACGGACTGCCTGACCGCGTAGTGCAGCGGGTCGTAACTCCCGAAGATGGATGTGTAGACAGCGATCACAAAAAAAAGCCTGGCATCGCGCCAGGCAAACACAGGAGGAGTTCCATCGTTAGTTTACTCCCCCGTTAGAAAGTTGAGAAGCTCCTCGGCTTGTAGTCGAAGATCAATGCTTGCTTTGTGTAGTTCTACGCTCATGTTGACTAAAGCCAGGACTCGTGATTCTAGCTCACTGGAATCCATCGCGTCTTGAATAACGTCTTGAGCAAGTGCTTTAGCTGCTGCTTCATTTAGATTCATTGTTGATCCTTTGTATCTCACGGTTGATATACCAAACTGCCTTCTTAAGATCCTCGACCTGGTTGCCCTTAAGGTCAGCCCTCCAGATGTATTTGACTGCGTTGCCGAGGTTAAATCCCATGTGCTCCGTGATCTGGATGCACTCAACACCCGAAGGATGTTTGGTGTAGTGTCTCGGATGGTTAACGTTATCGTTCACAGCAACTCCTTTATATGCTCAGGAACCTTTGGCAATGGAGCCCAGGCAACCGCCCAATCCGACCAATGCCCGATCACACAGACACCTCCAGGGTTCAGCAAAAGCATCTTAGTTCCCAACGGAGGTGTTTTGTCACTCGGTGTCATCCAGTGGGTATGCCCTGAAACGTAGTCCTTCATACCTTCCTCCTGTAATACCAAGCCCAAGCACCATGCCTTCCCTCTGTCCACCGATACCTAGACTCTCTCTCTATCAATCCCTTTGACATCAACACCTTTAGATGCTTCCTTGCTCCCTCTGTTGTGCATCCAAAGTGCTCTGATAGCTCGATGAGCGAGTAAGGCTGAGTAAGATGGTTGAGATACATCTTCTCGGTTTTTGTCAGCGGTTTGTGCTTGCGGAGAATCTGCCGGACTAACCATTTGACTTGATCGGTATGGTGAACAAGTCCGAGGTTATGCGCCATACGTTGTATCTCAGCGCCGGTCATTGCTCACCCCTTGCTCTGATGGCGGCGGCGCACAACTGCCCATCAAGACTTGGTGCTTCTTCAAGGCACACCCGCGCACACGCCTCACGTTCATGCGCGGCGACAAGGGCGGCGAAGCGTGTTACAGAACCTAATGGTTTTTCGTCAGATCCGTAAGCCAATCCAGCCTCCCGCGCCATGCGGATGATTTCTTCTCTAGTCATCATTGGCCACCTTTCTAAGTAACTTAACCAGATTTTCAAGCGTCTCAAGACTGTAGCTACCAGCAGTCAGGTACACCACCGTCTTAGTGGTTGGCTCCCGCCAAGCTTCGTCTTGGCACCTTTTCCATGTGTCGGCAATCCACTGTCGTGTTTGCTCTAGCGTCATGGCGCTTGTTGCTATGGGCAAAGGCTCTCCGTCTGCTGGTGTCTTTGCGTTTTTGTTTTCGCTCATGCTAAGAACTCCTTGATGGCCTCGTACACATCCGTGCGTCCGTGCTGG